GAGGGAATAGACAATTATGATTTATCATCATACCAACCGTTTGGTACCAGTAAGTATGTTGGTGTGTTAGTATATATAAATGTAGATACAAATGTTGCAGCATCTATAGCTGGTGAGATATTTACAACTTTGGATGGAATAATTTATCCTGATATTCCTGTAAATACGTTACCACTAGCTTATGTGAACTTAGCGTCAACTGCATTAACATTGAGTGAATCTGACATTGTCTTGGATCTTAGGCCTGTATTCACGGTAACAGATAAATCCTTACAGAGTGCTATCGGAGCACTTGAAAATGAGATGGACATAGAGTTAACTAGACACATAGTTCAAGGAGTTTGACATGTCAGCTGGAAATACATCAAAGGATGGTACCGGTACTTATTATGCGTTACTAGTAAACTCTGCAGGTCAACTTATTGTTATGCCAGCAGGTGCTATTGAGCAGCAGTCAGATATTACAGCAGATAATTCTGATAAGACTTTTACGGTTCCTGCTAATTACATGTGGGAATTATTATCAATTCGTGTTGAACTTACAACGACTGCTACAGCAGGTAACAGACAATTGTGCATAGAAATTACTGACGGTACAAATGTAATTCTTAAAATCATTGTTGGGATTGTACAAGCTGCCAGTTTGGCAAGATATTATAATTTCTACAAGAATGCTGTAGATTTGACAGCATTTCGTGATACTTCTCACCTAACTACACCACTGCCGGCTGACATTGTACTGCTTCCTGGATATAAGGTCAGAATTTATGATAATGCTGCCATTGCTGCTGCAGCAGATGACATGATAGTTCGCATGATGGTAAGAAAATATAATTCTGCATAATCATAGCTAACAAGTTGTATTATGTAGAACCAACTGCCATAAGCATTCAGAAGGGTGACTGCAACCTGATCCTCCGGTCAATCAATTTGTGAACTTGTCATTCACATTGTTGTAGTCACCTCTCTGGATGCTTATAGGATAAATCGCAAGATGCTGTCTGGATAAAGACAATGGACATTATAGTAAAAGATCGTTATTCTACAACAACCGAAATGAGTGCATTACCTATAATCAGACAGGTGTGTAGAGCTAGACCTGAGGGATTTTATCACATGCCTAAATACAAGTCTGGTATGTGGGATGGTTATATCTCTTTGATGAGAGGCTTACGTGAATTTCCTACAGGCTTACTTCAATTGGTTGTAAAGGCACTTGTTGACGACGATTACAAAGTCAATATTGTCGATTCAACAGCCATAATTCCTAGTCGTACAGTTATTAAGAATGTTCTGAACGGTATTGAGCTTAGAGATTATCAAATTGAAGCAGCCAACATTATGATTGAGCAACGTAGAGGTGTTGCAGGAATGGCAACGAACTCAGGTAAGACAGAAGTTATGTCTGCCATATTATGGGCATTAGGATTACCAAAATCTGTCATTCTTGTCAATCGTAAAGAGCTTATGTACCAAACAGCAAGACGTATGGAGAAGAGACTTGGCTGTAAGATAGGAATTTACGGAGATGGGGTCAAATCAAAGCGTGACATAACAGTTGCTATGATTCAGACTTTGTCGAAGGCAAAGAGTTTGAAGGAATTTGCTGACAATTCTGTTGTTATGGCAGATGAGTGTCATCATGTCTCAAGTAATCAGACGATGGATATCTTATTCAAATTACCTGGAAGTTATAGGTATGGTTTTAGTGGTACTCCTCTGAAGTACGACACCTTGTCAGATATGAAGCTGATGGCTGCAACAGGAGAGATAGGTTACACAATCTCAAACGAATATCTCATAGATTCTGGCTACTCTGCAGTTCCCAGAATATTTATTCATGTTATCGAATCGTTTGAAAAATCAGACTGGGAATTAGACTACCAGGAAGCATATGACAAGTTGATCGTAAACAATGTGACTAGAAATAAGAAGATTGCAGAGAAAGCTAAAGCTGCAGTTGGTACAGTGCTTATTCTAGTAAATCGTATCGATCATGGTAAATTGTTAGAGGAATTATTACCAAACTCTGTCTTTGTTTCAGGCAGTTCTGATATGGAATATAGAAATTCTGTATTGGAGAGAATGCAAACAGGAGAACCTTGTGTCTATATTGCTACTCCAATTTATGATGAAGGCATAGATGTCCCTTCTGTTGACACCATAATATTAGCGGCTGGTGGTAAGAGTCATGTGAAATTGTTACAACGTATCGGAAGAGGCTTACGTAGAAAAGAAGATGAGAATGTTCTAGCTGTTCATGACTTCTTAGACGATACCAATATGCACCTCTTTGGACATTCTGAAGACAGGATTGTGACATATGATCAAGAAAAATTCAAGACAATCATTGTCAAGTAAACCTGCCTTAGCAACCTATTATGAGAATGCACATTTACACATTCTCGATAGGAAGTGCTTTATAGGTGTAAAAGAGTATCCTACGTTTGAAACCTTTATGGATGATTTACGAGATTTGAATATTGGTTGTCGTGATTATGCTTACAATGTTACCACACTTCTGAAGAGTTGGGTAGAGAAGAGGAAGTTCTACCGAATACCAGTCCCAGTATTCTGTGGAGATTGGGCATTGGGTAAATTCCAAGCTGTCGACAAGAGTGAATATGTAAAAGTTGCAGACGAGGACGAGGACACAAAGACAGAGATATTGCAATCTGAATTATTAGTAGCAAGAGCATATGTTGATGGGAATCTTAGCACTGTCTGCAGGATGAGCGATATCGTAAAGGACTTGAAGCCATTATTGAGTAAAGCCTGGATAGATTGTCCAAAAGATGATCGTCCTGATTTGGAAGTTGTAGACATACTGTGCAGGGAATATTTTATACAGCCTGTCTCGAATTATAATGCCATCATTAAAGCAGTTTTGGAGAAGCAAAGATGTCAACAACGGTAGACAGTTATCCATTCGAAAGGGAATTTAGGTTGAAGATATTGAGTCTCATGCTAGATAGACCATGGATGAGCCAATATGGTA